TTTAGGATAAAAAATATGGCAAAACCAACCACAAGAGCTGAGTTTAAAAATTATTGCCTACGTAGACTAGGCTTTCCTGTCATTGAGATTAATGTTGATGATGACCAAGTTGATGATCGTATTGATGATGCTTTAGCATTCTTTCATGATTATCATTATGATGGTACTGAAAAACTCTTTATGAAGCACCGCATCACAGCTGAAGATATTGAACGCCGATGGATATATTGTCCAGATGCAGTAATTTCAGTAACACGGGTTTTGCCGTTTGATGATTCTAATTCATCAATTAATATGTTTGACTTGCGGTACCAATTACGCCTGCATGATCTTTATGATTTTACATCAGTTTCTTATGTGTCATATGAAATAACTATGCAACATATTCAAACATTGAGCATATTATTCTCAGGCACACCACAATTTAGATTTAATAGGCTTCAGAATAAACTGTTTTTAGATATAGATTGGTCTAGAGACCGTGAAGTTGGTGAATATGTTATTGTTGAATGTTATCGTGCAATGCAACCAGATACAATCACATTAACTGGTACTTTAACTGGAACAAATACATCAAATACTATTACAGGAACAAACACAATTTTTGACCAAGAAATATTAGAAAATGATTTTATTTTAATCTCAGGACAAGAGAAACAAATTCGGCATATTAATTCACCAACAGAACTTGTTTTAGTTAGTCCTCTTTCATCAAATGTTACAAATGGAACTGCAACAAAATATGGAGTATCTGATGTTTGGAATGATAGATTCTTAAAGAAATATGCCACAGCAAAAATCAAATACCAGTGGGGTAGCAATTTAAGTAAGTTTGCTGGCATACAAATGCCTGGTGGTGTTACACTTGATGGCCCAAGAATTATGCAAGAAGCAGAAGCCGAAATTAATAAGATTGAAGAAGAAATGTATACAATGGGTAGTTTGCCTAGTGAAATCTTTGTGGGTTAGTAATGGCCACAAATGTTTATTTTAATCCATTCCCGACTAATCAGATTACCTCTGAGCAGTTGCTCGTGGAAGATTTGCTAATTGAGGCTCTAAAAATTTATGGCATGGATATCTATTATCTGCCAAGATCAAGTCGTAATGAGGTTGATTACATTTATGGTGAAGATACATTAAAACAATATGTAACTGCTTACCCACTTGAACTTTATATGGAAAATGTTACCGGCATGGACGGTGAACAAGATTTTATTTCCAAATTTGGTCTAGAGATTCGTGATGAGATAACATTATTAGTTTCACGTAGAAGATTTGTTGCTACTGTTCCTCAAAGTAGGCCAAATGAGGGTGATTTAATTTACTTGCCTTTAATTCAGAACTTTTTTGAAATCACTTTTGTTGAACACGAAAATGACCAAGCAATGTTTTATACCTTGGGCCGAGGCCGAGGTGCGAATGTGTATGTATATGCACTTAAACTTAAACAATTTGTATTCTCAAATGAAATCATACAAACCGGTATCGAAGAAATTGACGACCAAATTAGAGATATATATCCAAGAACTCGCATATCACTAGCTTCGGGTACAGGTACATTTGTTGATGATGAAGTTGTATATCAAGGTCCAAATGTTTCATATGCAACTGCTCAAGCTATCGTACACGATTTTGCTCAGAACACACGTATAGATATTATACGGGTACAAGGTCAATTCTTATCTGGTAATGTGAGGGGTGCAACTAGTAATGCTAATTGGGTTATTAGTACCATATCCGATACTGCTACAATGAATACAGCATTTGAAGATATTATTGATAATGCAAGAATCGAATCTGAAGCTGATGGTATATTAGATTTTACAGAGAGCAATCCATTTGGTGAAGCGTAATGTTAGGTAATACACATTTTTACAATAGAACCATTCGCAAGATAGTTGTTGCGTTTGGCTCTATGCTAAATGATATTCAGGTGGTTCGGTACAATAGAGATGGTACTAATCCCAGAGAAATATTTAAAGTTCCATTATCTTATGGTTCAAAAGAAAAATACATTACCAGAATTACAAACGATCCAGATTTAACAAGGTCTGTAGCTACAGTTGTTCCTCGAATCTCTTTTGAGTTAACAGGAATGAGTTATGATACCAGTAGAAAATTAGCTTCTACAGTCCGCAACTTTTCAGCCAATACGGTAACAACTTTACAGACACAATTTGTTCCTGTACCCTATGATTTTGAATTTTCGGTTTCAATTTATGTTAGAAACACAGAAGATGGTACACAAATACTTGAACAGATATTACCATTCTTTACACCAGATTTCAATGTAACTATAAACTTTATTCCTGGCATGGATCAAAAATATGATATGCCAGTCAAATTGAATTCAGTTACAACCACCACAGATTATGAAGGCGATTTTGCAACTACTAGATTAATTATGTGGGATTTAACATTTACAGCTAAGAGTTATATTTGGCCTCCAATTAAATCTGGTAAGTTAATTAGACAAGCTAATACCAATGTGTTTATTGATACACGAAAAATTGAAGCACAAAAGGTCTTTGTTAACTACCAAACTGGAAATAATGTATACACAACAGGTGAAACTATCCGTGTGGAAAAAAGAGATGTTACTGGCGAGGTAATATATTTCAGTAATACCAATACGGGTACTCTCATTGTTGGTAGTCTAAACAGATTGCTTGAAGTTGGAGATAAAGTAACTGGAGATTATTCAAATGCAACATATACTATTTCAACAATTGATGTTTCTCCTGTTAAAGCATTTACAATCATAACTACTCCAGATCCAGCTAATGCTGAGCCTGATGATGAATTTGGATTCTCTGAAACTCATATTAATTGGCCTAATACATTATGAAAAAATTGAATGAAACTTTATCTGAGGTTCTTGATGTGGAACCTATTCAGATTACACCAACAGAAATTGTTGTCTCTAGTCCGATAGATGATGATGCTGAGTTTGCTCGCCAAAATATCAGAGGCTTAATTGCAAAAGGTAATAATGCTGTAGAAGGCATATTACATGTGGCAAAAGAATCAGAACACCCACGAGCCTATGAAGTGGCTGCAAATTTAATCAAACACTTATCTGATTTAAACAAAGATTTGCTTGAGATACAGAAGCGCAAAAAAGATTTAGCACCACAAGAATATAAGAACTCACAAAATATCAATGTTGATAAGGCAGTATTTGTTGGATCAACCACAGAACTAGTCAAGTTTTTAAAGAGTAACAAATAAGGAATTATAATGGAACAATTAATTGAACAACTCAAGGTAATTTTAGGTACCAATTTTGGTCTTTATTTAAAGTCTCACAATTACCATTGGAATGTGGAAGGAAACAATTTTCCACAATATCACCTATTCTTAAATACTTTTTATAATGAAGTATTTTTACAAAACGATTTAATTGCAGAACATATAAGATATTTGGATGCATATGCACCAGGTTCATTTAGTAGATTTATGGAATTATCTGCTGTTGAGGATTCTACAACGGTGCCAGATCCTTTAACAATGATGATTACCTTAAAGAATGATAATGACAAATACATTGTGCAACTTCGTGCTGGTATTATTTTAGCTGAACAAGCTGATGAACCTGCGGTGTCAAATTTCCTACAAGAACTTTTGGGTGCTCATCAAAAGAAAGCATGGATGCTACGTAGCATTATTAAATAATGTCTGATATTGGTTATTTGGGGAATTCAAGTTTAAAAAAACTTGGTGTTGAAATATCATATACAGAGGAACAGATTGCAGAGATTGTAAAGTGTTCTAATGATCCAGTATACTTCATTAGAACATATGTAAAGATTGTCAATGTTGACCATGGCTTGGTCGATTTTGATATGTGGCCATTTCAGGAAGAAATGGTGCAACAGTTCCATGACAATCGATTCTCAATATGCAAAATGCCACGGCAAGTAGGCAAAACAACCACAACTGTTGGTTATATGTTGTGGAGTGTACTATTCAATATAGATTATAAGATTGCAATTCTGGCCAATAAAGGTTCTCTTGCTCGAGAGATTTTGGGTCGATTGCAATACGCCTACGAATATGTTCCCATCTGGTTACAACAAGGCATCAAAGTGTGGAACAAAGGTAACATAGAACTTGAAAATGGTTCTATGATTTATGCATATGCAACTTCAGCCTCTGGTATTCGTGGAGGAACATATAATTTAATTTTCCTTGATGAATTTGCTTTTGTGCCACATAACATGGCAACTGAATTCTTTCAATCAACATACCCCGTTATTTCATCAGGTAAGACCACAAAAGTTATTATAGTTTCAACGCCCAATGGGTTGAATATGTTTTATAAGATGTGGACAGATGCTATCGAAAAAAGGTCAACCTACAATGCAATTGAGGTGCATTGGTCTATGGTTCCAGGCCGTGACCAAGCTTGGAAAGAAGAAACGATTCGTAACACAAGTGAAGAACAGTTTCGTCAGGAATTTGAAACCGAGTTTATTGGCTCTTCAGCAACTTTGATTTCTGGAGCTAAACTAAGGTCTATGGCGTTCTTTAATCCAATCCATTCAGAAGAAGGGTTGGACCTGTATGAGAACCCACAACCTGGACATATGTACATTGGTACAGTTGATTGTGCCGAGGGTGTGGAACAAGATTATTCAACCATTAATATCATTGATGTAACGCAAGTTCCATATAGGCAAGTGGCCAAATATCGTAATAATAAATTGCCACTACTATTCTTTCCAACGATCATATATTCATTGTGTAAAAGGTATAATGAGGCCTATGCTTTGATTGAAACGAATAATGTGGGACAACAAGTTGTTGATATTCTCCACTATGACCTGGAATATGAGAACATATATAAGTTAGAACACCATCATATTAAGGGACAAGCAATCTCAGGTGGGTTCAAACGATCTACATCTTTTGGTATTAAAACAACCAAGACTGTTAAAAAGATTGGGTGTGCCAACTTAAAGACATTGATTGAAGCTGACAAGTTAATTGTCAATGATTTCGATACAATTGCAGAGTTAAACACATTCGTCAGAGTAAGAGATAGTTATGAGGCAGAAGAAGGTAATAATGATGATTTGGCTATGGGGTTAGTATTATTTGCTTGGTTGGCAGCACAGAACTATTTTAGAGAAGCTACCAATATTGATATTCGTAGGTACATGTTAGAAGAACAAAACATGCTTGTGGAGGAAGATTTGGTACCAGTTGGTATCATAGACGATGGCCGCAAAGAAGAATATGTACATGACGGCGGAGATATCTGGTCGGAAAAAGGTTATCTATCCTCAAGTTTATAAAAAACTAAATAGATCATCTATTATAAATATAATTGACTCAATAACAAAAAGGAGAAATCCATGGCATTTCAGCTATCACCTGGGGTAAATGTATCAGAAATCGATCTGACCACAGTAGTCCCATCAGTTGCCACTTCAATTGGCGCATTTGCTGGCCCGTTTACTTGGGGCCCGGTCGGTGAAGTCGTTACCGTTTCCGATGAGGTTCGCCTCGTTGACAGATTCGGTAAACCAGACTCTACAAATTATGAATACTGGTTCTCGGCTGCAAACTTTCTAGCATACTCTAACAATCTTAAAGTTGTCCGTGCAGTAGGTACACTCACCGTTAATGCTTCGGCAAATGGTTCTGGGTATTTGATTAAAAACCAAGACGATTACACAGAGAATTATTCAACTTCAAATACTGCAGCTGGTATTGTAACAGCTAAGTGTGCTGGTGCATTTGGTAACAGCCTTCGTGTTTCTATTTGTGCTTCTCCAACAGCTTTCTCCTCTAACTTATCTGTAACTGATTCGTTAAAATCCAATGTTGTAGATTATACAACCAATGCTTTGGTTATTAATGTTAACGGCAACGCAAACGCAGCTGCTAACTTACAAGCTGGCGACCTTATTTCGATTAATGGTGGTACATCATTTACCCGTGTGGCTTCCGTTAATGCAACAGCAATCACTATTTCAACAGCCTTAACTGCTAATGTGACTGTTGGTACTCCAATTCTTCGTAGATGGCAATATTTTGACCAGTTTGGTGTGGCTCCAGGCACTTCTGATTATGCAACTGCCGCTAACGGTTCTAATGATGAAATGCATATCATTGTTGTTGATGAAGATGGTAAGTTCTCAAATGGTATTGCTAATACAGTTCTTGAGAAATTCTCTTTTGCATCTAAAGCATCTGATGGTAAAACAAACGATGGTTCTACCAATTACTATGTGAATGTTCTTAATGACCGTTCACGCTATGTTTTTTGGTCCTCTCATGTGTCTGGATTTTCTAACTGGGGCAATGCTGCAGCTGGTACAACATATGATGCTGCCAACGGCATGAGAAATCCTTCTTATGCCTCACTCGGCGGTGGCGCTGATGGCACTATCACTGCTGCAAATATCATAACAGCTTATAACTTTTATGCCAATCCAGATTCAATTGATGTATCATTAGTTGTTTCGGGAACAGGCGATGCTACAGTTGCAACTAGTTTAATCT